GACGTCACTGGCCGGGGTCTGGCCGCGTCGTCCGGCGTTGAGGATCGGCGCCAGGCGCATCGCGTACTCCCACGCCGCCTGGGTGCCCTGCTTCTCCATCCCCATTCGCTTGCGAACGTTGCCCATCCGCTGCACCGACAACGGCACCGCTTCATCGGCAACGCGCTGTAGCTGATCGCGCACCGGCTTGCCCAACAGCGACTCCATCATCGAGTACTGGACGCCGGTGCTCGGCCTGCCAGGCAGGTTCAGTTCCGGCGGCGCAGCCCGCTCGGGACGCGACTTCCAACCCTGAGTGATCGGCGCCTGCGGCGTCGCCACGCCTGCCTCAGCACGACGCATCGGCATCCCGAACCCGGCACCGAAGTTGCCGCTGGGATATTCGGACGGGATCGTCTCAGCTTGTTCGCCTGCCCACTCCGGCGCCTCGCGACGACGACCGGTCTGGCCGAAGAACTCCGACATCGCCTGCTGCGTCGCCGACTTGTACTTCTCCATCTGCTGGGCGTCGCTGTCGCCCTGGTCGCGGCGCTTCTGGATGCGCTTCAAGCGATCCTTGAACTCGCCGCGCATCATCTCGATGTCGTCCTGGGTCGACGCCGATCGCTGCAGCAGCGTGCCCAACGTCGGGTCGTTCTGCAGCGCGAACTGCAGGTCGTACTTGGCCCGCGGATCGGGCAGTCCCATCTTCTTCAAGAACTCCATCTGCGGCGAGTCGACCTGCGTGCGCTGGACCCAACGGCCATCGGGCAACTGCACGACGTCGGGCTGCTGCATCAGCGCCTGCTCCGACAGGTACGGCTTGGCCATCTCGTCGGCCATCCGGTTCAGCGACTGCCAGTCGGGCTCGGCCTTGGCCCCGGCGAACTGACCCTGCGTTTGCGGTAGCTCGCTCATCAGCGCTGCCGCTTCGGTCTCGTCCAACTCGTAGTCGCCGGGGCGCTCGATCATCGAACGCACACGCGCTGCTGCCTGGATCGGGTTCATGCCACCCAGGATCAGATCAGCGAGCGTGCCCTGGATACCACCGGTCGACGCCAGGTAGTTCAACATCGGGCCTTGGGTCAACTGCAACGGCTTGTCGTTGAACGTCGGGTCGAGCGCGCCGGGGGCGTAGGCGCCGGGTCCACCCATGTAGGTCTGGATGTTGTTGACCCCGACCGAGCCGAGGTCTTGGCCGAAGTTCAACCGCTGCTGCGCTAGGCCCAGGTCGTAGGGCTGCTCGCGGCCCTTGGTGTCGAGTTGCGGTAGCCCGGCCATGCCGGTCAGCGCGGCGTAGGGATCGAGCGTGCCGCCGCCCCCCATCAACTGCTGCATCATCGCCAGTTGCTCGGGCGTGAAGTACTGCTCGCCGGACGTCTCCTGGGTCGGGTCGTAGTAGTCGTCGGTGTAGTACGGGTCGTAGCTCATGCCCACGGCACCGTTCCGGCGGCGGGCAACGTCGTGCCTGGCGCCGTGCCACCGACCAACTGCAAGTACGTGTTCAAGATGTCCTGGTTCCACTGGTTCTGGGCGCCGACATTGGTGTCAGCCACCTGGTTACGACGCGTCCAGTTCTGCATCGCTTCCTGGTTCGCCGCCTCCATCATTGCCTGTTGCAGCGCCTGGTCGAACGCTGTCTTGCCGCGGGCCTCGCTCATGTTGACGCCGAGGTTGAGCATGTTGCCTTCGAGGCCGAGGTTCTGATCGAACGTCGTGCGGTCGCCCGCCAGCGCCCGCAGGTTGCTCGCCGAGCGCGCCTGGTCGGTCCCGGCCAGCAACGCCAGCGTGTTCGCCATCGCCCGGTCGGCCTGCACGCCTTCTTCGTTGGTGGCACCGACCTGTCCGGGTGCGACATTGTTGGCTTGCATCATCCGCTGCATTGCCGCCTGCAGATCGGGGTTCCGGGTCTGCAAACCACCCTCGAACGGGTTGGCATAGCGGCTGAGTTCGCCCTGAGCCTGGTCGAAAGCGGTGTTGCCGCGGGTGCGGATGCCCTCGATGCCGGACGTCACGCCCTGGCGGGCAACGTTGTACTGCGACGGGTCCCATTTCATGTACTGGCTGGGGTCCGCCAGGTCCAGGTTCTCGGCGGTCAATGCCTGCGGCTTGCCCTTGCCGATGATGCTCGATAGGTAGTCGAACATCTCCTGCGTCATCCCCGCCGGGCCACCGCCGCCACCACCGCCACCACCACCGCCGCCAGAGCCGCCGAGGCCAGGCATCGTCGGCAGCGTCCCCGGTGCCGTGCCCATGTAGTTGAAGGCGGTGTTGGCTTCCTTGAAGGCGCCTGGATCGAGCGTCAGTTGCGATAGCTGAGCGGGTGTCAGGCTCTGGGTCCACCACGTCGAGCCGCCGCCCGGCTGGCGCGCCTGATTGGCGATGCCTTGGCGCAACATCGACGTGTACTGCTGACCACCGGCCGAGGCGACGGCCGAAGCATTCGGGTTCTTACCGGTCGACGTCAACACGCGGTTGCGGTTGGCATTGGCGTTGGCGTACGGCGTGGTGACGACCGGTGGCTTCTTCTTCCACGGACTCTTGGGGACGCCCCATCCGGCCATCAGATGCCTCCTACCAGTTGTCGCAGATACTCCAACGCTTGTGCGTCGTTGGCGATCTGCTGCGCCTTCTCGGCCTCGATGTCAGCCAATGATTGCTGACGGAAGGCACCGAGGCGCTGCTCGTTCAGATCGAACTGCTGTTGCTCCTGCGTCAAGTCTTGCTGAGTCCGGCCGTACTGCTGGGCGTAGTCGCCGAGGTAGTTGGTCATCGCCTGGCGCTGCACACCCGAGTTGATACCGGGCCCAGCCAGACCACGTTGTCCGAACTGCGCCCGGTAGTGCGGGTACGTCCGTCCGAACTGCTGCGACATATCGCCCAGCGCCCGCTGTCCGCGCTGCTGGCCGAGGAAGCGACCGTAGGCGTTGGTCGCCATCTGATTGCCGTACTCGTATTCGACGCCGGACTTCTGGCGCTCGTAGTTCCCAGCGTTGTACGGACTGAACGTGGCCATCAGCCGATCCTGATGATGTGGTTGACGACGACGAAGGGCTGGATGTTGCCGTTGGTGGCGGCGACGCCCGCATTGTTGGTGCCTGGCGCTTCGCCATAGACACCGTGGATATGGGAGATACTGCGATCCGCCCAGCCGGTGTTGTTGATGTTGGGACCATCGGTGTTGTCACGGTTGGCGTTCGTGGTCTGCTGGTGACCGCCACCCGGCAGCGTGTCATTGGTTACGGCGGTCTCGCGCAACGAGAACTCCAACGGGGCGCCGCCCACCTGCCAGAGCGCATTGGTTCGCGACCAGGCACCACCGACACCCTGCCCAGCAGGGATGTTGGCAAGGGTGAGGTTGTAACCGTTCCGCACGTTGCTGTCGTGGCTGTGCTGGACGTAGTGCTGGTGGTTCTGCAGATCGTGCAGGTGGTTGATGTCGGTCGCCGTCGTCGCGCCAGTGTGATTGTGATTGTTGACGACGTGCGAGTGGGTCGGCAGCGTCGCATCACGACTACCGCCCGTCGACCCCACGTTGCCGAACAGTGCGTCACCAGCAGAACGCCCAACCACCGTCTTGCCGCGCGTGTCGGGCAGGTTGAAGGTGCCGCCGGAACCACCGAAGGCGTAGCCGATGGTGGTGAACAACGCGACGTAGGCGGGGTCGGTCGTCGACTTCGCTGAACCGTCGCACAGCGCCCAGCCACTCGGCGCCACGGGACCGCCGAACGCCATCATCATTCCCACCGGCAGCAATGCGTCGACGTAGCTCTTGGGTGTCGCGTGAGCGGGCAGCGCCGGTGGCGAGCCGAGCAGGTTGAGCGGCGCTTCCATCGCCGTCGAGCCGTCGCGCTTGATGACGTCAGTGGCGACGTAATCCTCCAGCGACTGGAAGTTCCAGTCGACGTCGATCGCCGTCGCCGGAGTGTCGTTGAGGATGTTCCGCAGTGGGTTCATGGCGGTCATGTCGTAAACCTCCGCAGGTTGGCTTTGAGGACGATGGCGTCAACACCCCAAGCCTGCGCCTTGGTGTAGTCATCGGCGGTGAACTCCAACTGCACGGCGCGTGCCCATCCCAACGATGTACCGCGCGTCGCCGGGTTGGCAGTCTTGGGCCGCGTCAGCACGTCACCTTGACGGATGCCCGAGGTCCACTTCGTGCCGTCGTCCCAGTTGAAGCCAGCGCCTTTCGGATCGGCGGCGCCACCGGCACGCCAGAAGACACCGCCCGACGTGGTCAGGGTGATGATGTGTGAACGTCGCTCGTTGGTGCCGTCGTAGTTCCAGAACGTCGACATCCGGATGTCGGTCGGCTCCGGTGGAACGCGCGCGATCACCCGCGGACGCAGGAACGACTTGCGTAGCTCCGGCCAGCCGTAGTGCTGCCAACTGGTGCGATAGCCGCAGCGGAAGCCGACCGGCGGCTGGCCTTGCACCATCACGTCACCGGCGACGGTGGGCTGGATGTCGACGCTGAGCACCCCGGCGACGCCGGTGCAGCCACACGTCACGACGAGCGGGAACTCGGTGCCGACGTCGGAGTACTCGACGGTGCAGGCAATCGTGCCAACCGCCGGGCGGTGACATATCCAGGCGTTGAGTGCGGGATCGAACACCAGCATCGAACCGTGCGAGTCGCTGTACTTGGTTTGGTCCCACGGCAACGAGACCCACAGCCGACGACCGAGCCAAGACATCCAGATGTCGATCCCGTTGTCGAGTCGATCGAGCGCCAGGCGCAGCTTGTCGGAGATATCGACCGGGGCCTGACCGCCATAGGCGTAGATCGCGTTGCGCCCCGACGACGAGAAGAAGTACACGGTGTCGTTGGAGCGAGTCACGCACGACGGGCTCGGTGTTCCCACCGAGGCTGCGACCTTGATCAACTGCCACGACTCGGCGTCGTAGCCGAACAGCGCCCACGTCGAGTCGATCTTGAAGATCAGCAAGTGGTCGTTGTAGGAGCGGATCGCGGTGATCGCACCGCCGCCTTGCTCGATGTCGATGTAGTCGTTGGCAGCCCAATCCTCGGGCTCGTCGGTATGCGACCAGCGCAGCCGGTTGGGATAGATCGTCCCATCCTCTTGGGTGTTGGCGGCGAAGACGTACCCGGCGTGCGGTTCGAGATGCTCGGCACGCGGCATCACGCCACGCACCGGCGTCGTGTAGTTGTTGTTCCAGTTGGCGGCTGCCGCCACCGCCAACGCCGCACCCTTGTTGCCTGCCGCCGGTTGGTTGGTCACCTTCCACGACGGGTTCTGTCGACCGCAGGCGAGATACACGGTGTTGCCCCATGCCGCGGGATCGGCGAGATGGGGGACGGCACCGCACACCAGGCCGAGGTCGGTGAAGGGTTGGTTGGGGCCTGCCGCCCAGACCTTGTTGGCGTTGGTGACGAACACCGAGAACGTCCCGTTCGAGTACAGGTGTAGCTGTGCGTTGCGGGGACGCCAGTTGGTGACCGGAGTGGCGACGATGTCGGACGGGTTCCAACGCGACCAACCGGGACGGGTGAAGAACCCGACCCGCGGGTCGATTTCCATGTTGAGGATCGCCGGTGATTCGTTGTCGGCCAGCTGGAAATCGGAGCGAGCGGTGTTGATGCCGCCGGTGAAGTCGGTCAGGTTGAGCGGCTGCAGACGGCTCATGGTCCGGCCGGGGTCACGATCTGCCAACCCATCGACGGGCGGATGTGGCCGCTGATCGAGCCAGCGCCGACCAGCGGCCGATGGTGGACCGGCTTCATGATGTTGGCATGTGCCAACTCCACGTCGTCTAGCCAACGCTGCATGTACGTCGCCTCCAACACTTCGTCTTCCTGCTGGGCGTAGGCGAGCGCTACCGCGAACTGTGTCAGCGGTAGGTGCAGGCGCGGGTCGCAGTCGGGGCTCTCGGTGGCAACGTCGATCCATGCCAGCGGCCTGCGATAGCCGCGCAGCGTGAACGCCCGGTCGACGTCGTGGCCGACGACAGGCCACAGGTAGATGCGGTCGCCCCAGACCGAGTACATCACCGACGACGTCGTCCCGGCGTTGTTGCCACGGAACACATCTTCGGCCCAGACCTGGGGCACTATCTCCAAGCGGTAGCCGTGGATGTCATCGGTGAGCGCCATGATCCCCGCCGGGTCAACGTTGCCGGGCAGGTCGATCCAGGCTTCGTTGGCCAGTTGGGTGACCGCCCAACTAGTGGCGAAGAACGGCCAGC